ACCGACAATTTTCGTGTCATCGACCCAACGGAGTTCCGGATTATCGCGTGAACGGGGTATAGGCAGATAATAGCCTTGCGGATTTCTGCTGTGCAACACGACATTCTTTCGCTCTTCTACGCGCAACTACACCGTCCGCATTTTTCTTTGATCGCGTGCTCCAATCACGCCGCTCGCCGACGTGACAGCAGGCCGAAGTGAACCGCCAGCACACCCAGGGCCGCGGCCAGCATGCCCTGCGCGTTTTGCGGCGCGATCGGTCTGCCCGACCAGCCTTGCCGCAGTGCCCATTCCCGCACCGAGGCCTCACAGCCCAGCACGTGCCAGGCGCAGGAACCGACCGCGGTGTCATGGCCACCGAGCACGTCCATGGCGTCGGCGATCTTGATCCTGGCATGGACGTTGGTCTCCGACAGGTGATCCACCCGCTGTCCCGGCAGCCGCAGGAAGGACGTCGTCATCACACGATCGATCGCTGCCTTGCGGAACAGTGCCCGGAACAGCAAGCTGGTGTCATAGAGCTCCTGGCCGATCGTGCCGTTGCGCAGCATCAGCCCAAGCGTGTCGACCGCCCGGTGGTGCGTGACCATACGGCCCGTCTCGGGGTCCGCATCGTAGCTCGGAGGCTCAAACTCGGTGTGCTGCCGCCGCCAGGGCGAAGGCTTCGCCAGCTCCTCCAGCACGCTGAGTGCGATCTTGGGGCGGCGTTTCCTAGCGGCCATAACCATACCCTCCGTGCCGGCGTCCCCACCGGCGTGTTGCTTCGTTGGTGATCGCCTGGCGCAGCCAGGGATCGGTGATCTCGGAAATGTTCAGCGCGGCAATACCGTGCTGGTGTCACGCCTGTTGGCGCATGGCGTCCAGTGCCGTGCTGTCGGTTGGTGTGCGACCCCGATCCAGGTAGGAGCGGGGCGGCCGCGGTGCGCCGGGCAGGCTCATGCTTGGCCTCCGCGGGTCTCGATGGCCCACAACAGCAGGGCAAGGGCGTCGGCCTCGTTGTCGTCGACAGGTTCGAAGCCGCGGGCCTGCATCGCCGCGATCACCGCCGCCTTGTCGGCATTGCCGCGGCCCGTGGCGAAGCGCTTGATGGTCCCGACTGGGACGCCCTGGTAGGGAACGCCGGCCTGCTCGCACCATGCGCTCAGATGCGCCAGGAAGCCGCCATAGACGTGGGCCGCAGCGGTGCCGGCGTGGCGCCGCACCTGCTCGAATACGACGCTGCCGAACGGTCCGGCGGTGGTGGCCATGCCGTCCAGCCATCGGCGGAAGCGCAGCCACGCCATGCCACCGCCCTCGAACCGGCTTGGCCGGAAGGTCGCGGTCCCCGAGGTGATGCTGCGGTCAGGTAGCTGGACTGCCCACCCGAGGGTGCTGCCGAGGTCAAGACTGAGCAGGCTGGTGAGCGGAGTTTTTTGTTTCGATGACGGATGTGACGGGTGTACCGGAAACACCCGGTTGCGCGCGCATGCGCACGCGCGTGACGGGTATTTGAGGGCAACCCGTCACATCCGTTATCGAAACGTTACGAAGCGCGTTCGTGGTGGCTTTCATTGCTGTTGTCCTCTATCAAAACTGCATGGGGCGGTGGTGGGGATGGGCTCGCGCAGGCGTAGCCCGCGGAAGCGGCGTGCACCGCCATCGCGCTGTGGCTGGAAGCCGCGATTGGTCAGGGCATCGGAGAAGCGCTTGCTGGAGCTGACGAACTCGCTCCCCGCTTCGGCCCAGGATTTCCAGCTGGCGAAGAGCCGGCCGGTGATCTCGATGTGGCTGGCGCCGGTCTCGCAGCGTTCGTCGAGCCAGCGACCCAAGGCGTCCTCGGCCTCGAAATACTCATCGGTGGCGGCGAGGACCGTGGCGGGCGGGCGGAGGCCGACGCGCTGCCACGCCAGACACCCTTCCAGCGCCCAGACGAGGATGCCGTCCCGCTCGGCCAGCAACCGCTCGGGCAGCCGCTTGTCGCGCTGCCCTGGCGGGATGGTGACGGTGAACGACACCATGTGCAGCCGGCGGCGCATGGCCTCGTCGACGTTGCGGATCGACGGCTTGTGGTTGCCTGCGACGAGCAGCTTGAACTGCGGGGTGAACTCGAAGAAGTCCTGCCGCATGAAGCGTGCGGTGATGCGGTCGCCGCCGGTGAGGGCCTTGAGCTTGTTCTCGGCCCAGCGGCTGCCTTGTTCGGTTTCCACCGAGGTGACGATGCGGGCACCCCGCAGCCCCGCCATGTCGGTGGGGTGGCGGTCGCCGTGGGTGGCCATGAACATGTCCATCGGGGCCACGGTGGCGTAGTCGCCGAGGATGGCGGTGAGGGTATTCACGAACACCGACTTGCCGTTGGCACCGGTGCCGTAGAGGAAGAACAGCGCGTGCTCGGTGGTCACCCCAGTGAGGCCGTAGCCGACGACGCGCTGGAGATAGGATTGCAGGTCGGCGTCACCGCCGGTGACCTGTGCCAGGAAGGCCAGCCAGGCCGGGCACCCGCCCTGCGGCGTGGCGGTGGCGATCTTGGTCATGCACAGGGCGCGATCATGGGGTGCGAGTGCCGCTGTGCGGAGATCGACGATCCCGGCAGGGGTGTTCAACAGCCAGGAATCCCGATCCCAGATCTCCGCGGTCATGGCATGCTGGCGATCGGCGCGGGCAAGCCGCTCCACTGCGGCCACGGTGGAGGCCTGGGACAGCCTGGCGCGGACCTTGGCGCTGTTCGCGCGGTTGGCCGCTGCGCGGCAAATATGGCGGGCCAGATCGAACGCGCGCAGCGTGCCTTCGCGCTCCCAGCGCCCGCCGGTCCAGGTCAGCCAGGCGCCCCAGATGGCGACGTGGCGCCAGTCGTCGCCGTGTTGTGTGCTGAACTCGCTGGCGAGCGCGTCCTCAGTGAACCCCACGGGCAGGGGCTCGTCGTCAGCGCCCCCACCGGCGGCGTCAGGTGTGCCATCGGCGCCGCCGGCTTCGCCAGCACCGCCATGGGCCGCGCCGTCCCGACGCCACAACCGCTCCGCCTCCTGGCGCAGCCGATCCTCGGGCCAGGGTGGGTCGAAGCGGGCGGCGTTGTAGTCGCTGATCTCCTGCCAGGCCTGGGTGGGGGTGGCGTGGCCTTCGCGGCAGCGCCGGATCCAGTAGCCGATGATGCGGGACAGCGCCTCGAAGCGGGTCACCCCATCGGCCCCGCCCTCGCGGATGCGCTGGCCGAACAGATCGGCGACCTCGCCGCGCGCGGTGGCCGCGTCGTTGAAGTCCAGTGGATCGGCACCCGGGTCCATCGCCGCATCGCTGCCCACACCCGGCAGCGGCGGCATGGCCATCACCGCCTCGGTGAACTCGGCGAGGTCTCGGTCGAGGCCCTCGGCTGACGCCATGGCGACGAGGCGGCGGTTGCCGCCCTTGGCGTGCAGGGAGCCCGCCACCCGGATCGGCTGGTGCGCCGATCGGAATGCCGGGTCGCCGCCGGCCTTGACGGCGATGGCGTGGCGCAGCCGGCACACTGCCGCGATATCGGTGCCGGATGCCGGTTCGGTGAGGCGCCAGTAGAGGTGCAGCTTGGCCTGGCCCTCGGGGGTCACGCCGCCGGAGACCACCTCGAGGCCGGGAGCGCCGAGGTGGTGCACCAGGTGCGCCCGCTCGGCCGCGATGTCACCCTGGTCGAGATCGACCAGGATCACCTGCATCTGTGCGACATGTCCGGCACTGGCCAATCCCGCCGCCGTGACGGTGCCGGGGATGACGTAGAGCGCCATGCCGGCATCGGCGGCCCATTGCGCCTGGACCCCGAGCTTGGCCGGCAGGTCCGTGTCAGCCGGCAGGAAGGGCGTATGCGGCGGCCGTTCGGGCCCGCCCTTCTCGGCCAACGTCCGCACCGCCACCCAGCCATCGCACCAGCCGAACACGAAGGCGGCGTAGGTGGCGACCATGGCCGGATCGACAGCAATTGCGGCGGTGGCGGCGGGCGGATCGGTCAGCATCGCGCTCACGCCCAGCACCGGCTGCGCCAGGAGCAGCGGGCGCATTCCATGTGGTCGGAATTTATGGCAACGCGCGGCAGCCACTCGCCGGCATCGCAGGCCTGAAGCACCCGGACCGCCTTGTCGCTTGTCGCCTGGGCCAGCGCGCCATCAAAGGGGACCATCTCGTGGTGGAGTTCGCAGGTGTCCTGGTTCACCACGGTGAACAGCGCCGGCGTTTCGGCGAGGCCCATGTAGGCCTGGTAGAGTGCCACCTGCGCCGCGTAGACCGGCTTGGCCGCGGCGACGCCGCGCCGGACGATCTCCTTCCAGTTGCGCGCGTTCGCCGATTTGCACTCCCACAGCGCCGGCACGGCCACGACCGCGGCGGTGGCATCGGGTGCGGTGACGACGACGCCGTCGATGTGGCCTTGCACCCGCCCGCCGGCGACCGAGAAGCCGAACTGTTCACCGACGCGGTTGCGGGTGCGGATGTCGAAGCCGGCGCGCTGCAACCAGCCGATGGCCAGGTCCTCGAAGACATGACCCACCGCGAAGATGCGCAACGTCTGCGCGGAGAAGGCGGTGCCGGGATCCCGTGGCACGTCCAGGTGCTCGTATTGCAGCCGGCGGGCACAGGGGTCGCCGAGGCGGGAGCCGCCGAGATAGTCGCGCCGCGGCCGCGTGCCGGTGTCGGCGACGATGGCCGTGTCGGTCGCGGTGTTGATCACCTCGGCCGCCGTGGCGGGCTTGTCGCGATGGTTGAAGTCGAGCGGGGTGTCCGGCATCAGAAGGGCACCTCCATCGGGTCGATGCGCGTGGTGGCCCGCATCGCGTCCTGGAAGCCGCCCACGGCGACCTCGATCAGCGTCAGCACCTGCGCCTCGGTCAGCGCGTTGAGCGGGGTGGTCCAGCCGATCTCGGCCATGATCTCGGCGACCGGCCGCATGGCGGCGCGCATTGCCGCCTTCTCCTGTTCGGTGAGGTCAACCATGGCGAACGACCTCCCGGCCAAGTGCGCCCAGAAGCGTTGGCAGGTGATGCAGCAGAAGGATGCCGAACGCGGCGGCTGTCTCGCCCGTGTCGGGGCGGACCAGCCAAAGCCACGCTCCGGGCGCCGGCAGACGGCGCACAGGCTGGGCGGTGCGGTGGTGAGCGTCATGGTTCACGCCGCCCTCCCCATGCCCTGCGGGAACACTGCCGCAATGATCTGCGGCCGGTGCCAGAGGAAGTTCAGCCGGCAGTTCGCGGCGTATTTCGACAGGCCGAAGTCCAGCGTGGGATTGCTGTCCCCGGCGCCGAAGAGCAATTCGCGTTGGCGTGGCGTGGCCGCAGAACGGGCAGGCCACCGTGCCCAGCGGCACCTCGGCCTCGCAGCCCGGGCAGATCTTGTAGGGGGCCTTGCCGGCCTCCTCGTCCTCCTCCTCGGCGAGGGTGCCGTCGTGCTCGATCGAACCGTGCCGCAGCGCGGCCCCGGCAAAATCCAGCACCAGGCAGTCGGTCTTCACCACGCCGGGGAAGCGTTCGGGATCGACCTTGCGTAGCCCGCGCCCGATCGCCTGCACGAAGGTGCCGCGATGCAGCATGGGGCGCAGCACGATGATGCAGCCGACCGGCTGGCTGTCGAAGCCCTCGGTCAGCACCATGCAGTTGGTGATGACCTGCACCTCGCCACGGTCGAACTGCGCCAGCAGCGCAGTGCGCTCCCTGGCAGGCATCTCCCCGGTGACGGTGGCGGCGGTGATTCCGGCCGCGCGGAAGGCGGCTGCGACCGCCTCGGCATGGACCACCGTGGCGCAGAAGGCGATGGTGCGCCGGTCGGCGGCCCCTTCCTGCCAATGGGCGACCACCGCCTCGTTGAGCACGGCCCGGTTCAGCACCGGGGCGGCGGCGTGCATATCGAAGTCACCGGCGGTGGCGCCGACCTGGTCGAGGTCCTCGGAGACGCCGAGATCGATGGTGAAGGTGCGCGGCGGCACCAGGATGCCCTGGGTGATCAGGGTGGCGATCGGCAGGTGGAAGGCGATGTTAGAGAAGGTCTTGCGCAGGCTGCGCCCGTCACCGCGCTCGGGGGTGGCGGACAGACCCAGCAGCTTGATCCCGGGGTTGGCGGCGCGGGCGTTGGCGATGATCGACTGGTAGCTGTCGGCAGCGACGCGATGGCACTCATCGATGACGAGATGGGAGAGGCGTGGCATGCGTACCTGCCGGACGGCGCGGGCCAGCGTCTGCACGCTGCCGAACACGATGCGGCCGGACCAATCGTCGCGCTCGGCCTTGACGATCGAGGCGGGCAGGCCGGTGACCGCGCCGATGGTGCGGCGGTTCTGCTCGATCAGCTCGTCGGTGTGCTGCAGCACCAGGAAGCTGGCGGTCGGGTCCTGCTCCGACTCTTCGCCGATGTAGAAGCCTGCCACGGCAGTTTTGCCAGCGCCCACCGGGAGTGCGATGAGGGTGTTGCCGTGGCTGGCGATCCTGCTGCGGGCGGCGGCAACCGCCGCCCGCTGGTAGTCGCGGGGGATCATGATCTGGGTCCCTCCTCAGCGTGCCCAGAACGGCGCGGCACTGGCCGGGTCCGACGTGGGTGCGGTCGGCGCGGTCGGCGCAGCGGGTGCAATCCAGGGCGCGGTGTTGGCGTTGGGCGGAGCGACGGCTATCGGAGCGCCATGCGGCGGTGCCGCCATGCCGGGGTGGTGCAACGACGCCATGACCGGCACCGTGCCCATGACCCGCGCGTAGTCCGGGTGGTCGGGACCGATCGCGGCGGCGATGGCGTTGCGCCCGTCCTCCGTGGGCGCGGACTTATCCTTGTCGATGCCGATGCGGCCGACGAACTCGATTCCGTTCAGGTCGCCGTAGCCGCCGATGACGCGGGCTCCACGTGCCCGGTCGGATGTGTCCTTGCCGGCGATGCCGCGGGCGCTCTCCAGGATGCCGCGGATAAGCGACCGGCCGCGGTTGCCATAGGAATCGTCGGCGCCCTGGCCGCCTTTGCCGCGCAGGCCGACGCGCGTGTAGATGCGCCGGCGGGCATGGGGGCCATCGAGCACCACCGCCTCGGTGTTGAGGTACTGCGGCTCGCTGGTGCGGCTCTGGGTCACCCAGCCTTCCGGCCCCACGCCACCGGGGCGGATGGTCAGCCGGACCTTCACCAGCGTGCCGGCGGGGATCAGGTCGAAGGTGTTCTGCTGCACGTCGGCGCCGTTGAAGTCGTGCGTGAAGCTGCCGGACATGGCTCAGCCCTCCTGGGTCATTGTGGGATTGGGGGTCGCGGGCGCGACGGGCACCGGGGTGTCGGGCGGCAGCGCGATCTGGAAATGCGCCGTCGGCGGCGCGGTCATCGGGCGCCGAATCTTCGCCATCAGCCGGCCGAGATGCGCCTCTTCGATCGTCGCCAGGCGGCCGGACCGGTCCTTCGCCGGGACGCCCAGCGGGTTGAGCGTCGTGCAGATGAAGGAGCGGTACGGCTTGTCGTCGGGGCCGCGCAGTTCGGCCAGCGTGATCAACTCGTCGACCACGCCGGGCAACTCGAGCGAGGTTTTGGCGCCCTCGATCTGCAGCGC